CCACCACCTGTTATCTCCTTAAATACCATATTCAGATTGGATTCAATCTGAATGGGTTTTGTAGATGATTCTTCCAAACCCTGTGCGGGTCAACTTTGGATTTACTCGGATCTCCTCTCCTTCTTTTACTCCTTAAACACCTTAAGGATTAGATAAATAAATATTAAATAAATATCCTTAAGTGTGGTTAGGATTTTTTTTTTTCTTATGGATGGGACAGGACGCCGACACGGCGCTTTTCGGTGCGAGTGAAGTAGCGCCAGCCGCCCTTGGTGGTCAGGAATAGGTAGGCGGTATCCTCTCGCAGGTCCGAGATGAGGAGATTGCGAAAGGCGTCCTTCCAGATGACGACATTGATGACATTTCCTGAGAGGCCGACGACGGCCTTGGGGTTATACTCACGGCCCGCCGTCATTCTGGACGGGAGATGATGGAGTTTTTCGTGTCGGGCTTTGTTCCAGCTGATCTGGAGGCTGGTTCTGGGAATGTGTGGGGGGAGGATGTCCTCCAACTGGCGACGGATGGTGCGAGCCGCTCCTGAGGTCCCGATCATCTCTGGCACGAATAATGGGATGGTATCGCTCGGGATGCGGATCGGTTCTTCCTCGGTGAGCACGACGAATCGATCATAATCGAGGAGTTGTTCGATCTCGTCTCTTGTCTCGAACTCCGTCCTCAGCATGGACACCCGATCCAGGATCCTGGTGTCGTCTACCGCCCGGCGGTCGTGGAGACCGACATCGATCACCGGCACCCCCTCGATCTGTTCGCGGGACACGCCCGTCCTCGATGTGGCGTCGGCAAGGGCCCTGAGGTTGTGGGTGATCTCCGAATGGAGCCTGTCGTAGACGTGCTGGGTGGTCTGCACCATGATTCTCGGGTAGTCCTCATCATATATGCCCCAGACCCGCATATACTGGATCATCTGCGCCATATGACAGACGGTGCTCGGGAAGAAGATCATCCCGTGCAGCCCACCCGTCCCTATCCGCTTCGACGTGGGACGGAAGCTGATGGCTCGCGCCGCGGCCATTTGTGCCACGATGATGTTGATCTGGAACCCGTCATCCCTCTCAAACTTGTCGTAGAGGGACGAGATGGTCTCCATCCCCGTCGGGATCATTTGTGTGGCTGTCGCACGCCGGATTGATGTCTGTCCATCGCCAGAATTCATCGCATAGACATTCCACCCCGGACGACGGGCGGCGATCGCTCTTGCCAGCTCATCCTGGCCGGCGATGGTCGATGGCGCATTGACCAGGATGGACATGTACCGACCCCCCACCCTCGGTCGCAGCACACCAACCATATCGTCCAGCAGATGGATCGCCCTGGGCGCACTACCCCTGCGCACGGCATCCGCGTCCGCATCGGATAAGATGACCCACTCCGTCTCCGACAGGCCGCGATAATTCTTTGGCGTCCTCATCGTTATGGTCTTTTGCACGGCACCCTCCGCATTCAGCAGGGCAAACGGGGTGGCGGTAATCTTGACCGTCCCTTCCGCCATCTCCTCCAGTCTTTTCATCAGAGGACCCGTGGATGTCGTGTCCGTGTCATCATTGCACGCCTTGACATGGACGTCCGCCTCATCACAGAAGAGGAGGAAGGGGGGTTGTGTCGTGTTGATGAGGCGATTGAGCTGAGCGGGATTGCTCATTGCGACGCGCAGCCATGCGGGATCGGTCGCATCATCGGTGGGCGCCGCACATCCGCGGAAGCCGGTTGTCCGGATGAAGAAGGCGCGGGCGCGTTCTCCGAACTCTTCGAGCAGCATGTCGTTGAACGCGGTCGCATTCTTGCCCAATACCTGGTTGTATGATGAGGCCATATTGGCGAGGACGAGCACACACGGGATACCGCGGACATTCTGTCCGATCCATATCATGGAGAGGATCATCTCCGTCTTGTTGGACTGAACCAATCCGTAGATGACAATGTCATCATCGAATGACCACTCGTCGATCTCGGGGTGGCGCCGACGGATCCAGACCTCAATCTCCCGAGCAATCATGGGATCCTTCTCCACCGGAACGGGTGGCGGAGCAGGCCGGACGCGGTAATGCCCATCATGACGCGTCGCGACATCAAACAACCCCACACCCGACCACAATGTGATGCCGTTGTCGAGGTGGACCAGCCATATGGTCCCCTGATCCTCGTCCGGTATCATCTCCACAGATATGACGCGCGGATCGTATCGCACCCGATCCATCACGCCCTGATTCATCGCAATAATGTCTTCTATAACACTCATGCATTCAGAGGTTGACTGATCAGATGCCTGGCCACCACGAGATCAATTTTAAACACGTCATTCAAATTCTTAATCAAGAACCAAAAATTTGAATGTACCAATAAGTTCGGTGTTCCCAGGGGGTTCGGTTCCCAGGGGGTTTCGGTGTTCCCAGGGGGTCCGGTGTTCCCAGGGGGTTCGGTTCCCAGGGGGTCCGGTGTTCCCAGGGGGTTCGGTTCCCAGGGGGTTTCGGTGTTCCCAGGGGGTTCG